AGAAGATATTCGTGGATGTTGATGTTGGTTGATCGGTCGATTCCGCTCCACCATCATTGGATATGCACTTGTAGACTTTGTTTTCGGAAGTGGTGACATAGAACTGCTTCGGACTGTATGGGTTTGTCAGGTCTATGTTATCGTCGTATTCGACATACACCGTTCCTCTTTGCCATTGATTCCTTGGAATCACCAAGCATACATCACTTCTGCCAATGCGGACGGCACCCATCATATCTGTCCATGCGTCCAAGTCTTCACGAACACAGTCTACTACCAAGTTAGGACGAGTTTCCACCGGCCATTGGGAGTTCTTCCCGAAGAACAAAAAGAACCGAGAATCCGACAGAGAATCAAACTCATCCAAGAGCGATTCTGCCAGAGTAGAACGAAACTTGTTGCGGATGCGTGTGTCGAATGCCATTGAGATTACCCCTGCTTATCTAGGTCGGAAGGTTGGTAGTTGCCCCTGAGTATTTGGATTGAACGGAATTGCTAGTGCGGCATCAGATAATGATAACACCTCGTCTTTATTTCTGAACTCTAACCCGGATGTACCAGCCATGTACACCGTTTCCGTAGAAACAAAGTCATCAGTTTCAAACCCATCAAACTTGTTGACGCCTGGAACGAAGGAGTGGTAGTAGCGACTATCAATCATGTAGAAGAAATCATTGAGTCTGATGTACGAGAACCTGTTGAAATCGACTTCGTTGTTCGCGTCGCATATGCATGGTGTCATGGTCGAGTATCCCCTGCTGTTGGGGTGGCTATAGATGATCCAATATGATTGAGACAAGCAACAACCAGGACCAGTTCCAGTACAAAGTTCCCATGTTTCGTGAGTTGCTTGCAACTCTTCTGTACCTGTACACCCACCTGTTATGTTATTGCTCGTGACTTGTTCGTAGTCCGATGAATTGTGGTCAGCATCTAGGCACCAAATGTTGTGTATCCCCTGTATGAGGCCTTCTGATAGAGGACTTCCGCCAGTGATATGAGGATCTGTGCCATTCTCAACCGCAGGACCCACATGGGGATTGTATCCATTGGGGTACAGGTCAATACCTTGACTGTTGTTTCTCAGATTCTCGTATGTCTTGAATCGGTATGGAGTGTAGTGTCCAATGATGGGGTCTTCATATGTGGTGATGAAGTTCTTGTCATCGACTCTGTAGCCAGTAATTCTGTACAGATACTGCTGTGCAAATACCGCCATTCCCGATGGGTGAATCAACTTTCGGATGGTATCAATCCAATGGTTGAATGATTCGTCGGTCTTGACAACATATGAGAAGTCTTGGTAGAAGCGATTGTCTTGCAGTTTCTTCTTGGAGGACGCATGACCATCATCGTTGATGTAGAAGCCATAATCTGCAACAACAGCACCAAACAGAGGAATCACTTTGGTTCCTCTTCCACCAATGGAAATGATCGTTGCATCCCACTCGGTTGGGTTGTAGTTCACACCACCGTCTACGACTTTCATTCGCTTGACAGGACCTCTAGCATCACTCTCACCAGTTTTGGTAAAGAATGGACTCTTCAAATAGTCGATATCGGTAACCTGTCCAAATCCACCGGCACCCTCGGGAACTCCATAGATGTTCTTGGGATGCAGCGTGATTCGATCTCCGATTCTATACAGTCTCCACGACTGATCGCACGACGGATCGTCCTTTTCAGTCAAACATTCAATCTCTCCTGTATCACAGATATCAAATCCTGTGAGAATGGTGTATATGGTTTCGACGATAGGTGTTAGGGAAGATGCAGCAATTTGTACTGAAGCGTTCGTAGAAAACTGTCCGAATGGAGAAGATATGGTGTACTCTGTAACTTCGTATCCACCCTGTGAGTACTGAATGATGCTCTTGATGTTTGCGTATGCCTTTAGTATCCCTGCACCATCTCGCTGAGAAAGCGTTCCACCGTTGTAGTGGTGAAGTTTGCGACCGTTGTTCGATGTGGTTTTGATTTTGTAGAGAGTGTTCCACTTACCATCGGATAGTCGAAGAATGTCTACCTTTGGAGAGAACACTTCAGCATAGGTGTTGAACAGCACAAGAAACAGGAACTTGTACGCTTTCTCGGTTCCCTTTGCCTTGTAGAACGCCCGAATGTGCTTCATCAGTTTGCGTTCGTCTAGGATCGCTCCTGTAGTCTGATCGAACGCCAGTTGCTGTGGAAAGTGTTTCAGGTACTCTTCTTTGAACAGCGCAACAAACGAATCCAAACTGTTGTCGATGTCTCGTTGGTCGAGCAATGTCAGAGGAGATATTCTTCTGCCTTCTTCGTTGGTCTGTAGCCACTCGAAATAGGCTTCCATGAATGCAACAAACATGGGGTGATCCGCAGAGATAAACTCGGGAATCTGCCCAGCAACAAAGTGTTGTAGTTTGTTGTCGTATCCTTGCATCAATTACCCCAACAATTCGGATAGCCCTTAGGCTTTGGAGCGACTTCTTTTGGCGTGACTACCACTACTGTTTGTGGTGGGGTGCTGTTTTGCGATTGAGATGCCTGGAAGGTGGGTTGACTCTTTGCTGAACTTGGAGACTCCAGCCTTCCCTCGGTAGATAGTTTCACATCAACGAAATTGGATAGTGGATCGGTGGTATCCATCACCAATAGTTGATTCTTGTCTGCCACAATCTCTGCAAAGTTTTTCGGTTGGCTTCCAACCTTTAGAACCGGGTTTGCACCTGAGAGTCCTGCGATGTTCAACGCCGGAAGATCAATCTGCCCAGTAGCGTAGTTGATGCTTCCTGCGTTTGATTTCAGAACTCTGAATGGTTTATCAGAACCCGAAGTCTTTGCTGCTCCAGGCCCGCACGGAAGTGGTTCGTATGTCACTACATCCACCTGTCCTGTTCCATTGTCTCGTAGATAGGCTAGAGAGTTTGGATTCGAGTTGCAGGCTTCTTTTGCCGAATCGAAATGCAAGAACCCGTTTGTGGTGAGTGACCGTGGTTCGATTGGGTTTGAAAAGTTTGTAGTGTAGTTGGCTTCGGTTCCGTAGTTTGGAACAATTTGCTTCTCTAGGGAGATCACAGTTCCACTTGCCTCTACGCTCGTATCTGACGAGTCTATGTTCGATGAGAGTCTAGACGCCAGGAGGTTTCCACCAAACTTACCAAGGTTTCCGTTCACATATGAGGTGATCGCATTCTTGACAACTTGCTTGACTTCATTTGGAGTTTTGGTTGTCTTGCTTGGATTCATCTTCACGGTGGTTTCAAACTTCAAGTAAGTGTAGTCGGGGTCTACGATCTCAGGTGTGACTCCAACGATATTGAACTTCTTTAGAATGCCTGTCTTGATCGATTCTTTCTCTTGGTTGGTGAGACTCGTTCCGCGTGATGGTTTGATGGAAATGAACACCTTACCGTAGATGGGAGGAGTGTTATCTTCACCACCCCACACATAGATGCTGTCCGCAAATGGGTAGTCTCTTGCCAACATGAAACTATAGTCTTCTACTGTTACCGCTCGATCTTGCGCCTGAAACCCTCGCGGAGCGTAGTACTTGATCGACTCGATTCCTTCGCGGTTGGCACCACCAAGCGCAGGATCAAGAGTTACCACAATGGGATTTTCGAAGTCGCTTGCTTCTAGGCTGAATGAATCTGTATCAGTTGCTCCGATTCCATTTGACTCTGTTGCGTCAGCAGAAGTCACCAAGTACTCTAGTATTACGATGTTGCCGTTTTGCAATCCTTTACCAACGATGTCATCTCCAAAGTAAACCTCGTACTTGGTGTTCTCTGTTTCCTGTATGAAGTAAACCTTGCTCGCTGCATTCAGTTGTAGAGGATCGGAAACGAGAGTCCAGTATTCATCATAGCCAGAGATATCAGTAACAGACGCCTGAACTCGTACTTTCAAAGTACTGATATCAATGTTTGTCTCGGGAATCACAAATCGCTGCGATGGAGAATTTGTTCGATCCACGATAAAGGTTGATAAGCCTGGTCTACCTTCTACGATGGTTACTTCAGGTATCCAGTAAAATAGAATGCGTCCATCATCGTCATATGACTTGGGTTCAAACTTATAGGTGTCGATGGTTCTGAAAGAGAAACTTGTTCCGCCTCCCGTTGCCAAGAATGTGCTGTATCTGGGCAAGAACTCGTTTGCAATTCCACCATCTCCATCTGCGTCTACAGTAACAGAAACTTGAGCGCGGGCGCCTTTGTTGGAAGTTGGAGTGTATCCAAGCAACTTGGAATGAGACACCACCGAATCGCGCACGGTCGCTGTATCCAAGAACATTTCGTTTGCAACCATGTTGCTGTAGTAGTTGATGTAGTGGGTGTTGTAGGCAAGCAAGTCAATCAGAACGCTCAACCCCGATCCCTCAAAGTTGTAGTCCTTGAACTTGTCTTGAGAACTCAGGAATCTCTTCAGATTGTTTTTGATCTCGTAGAACTCTAGTCCGTCTACTGCGATCTTGTTAGTTGCGTCTGCCATTAGCGAAGCCTCTCTAGGTAGAACTGAGTTTCAGATACCTTTGATGTGTTTCTGATCTGAAATCGAATGGTTACGATGAACCTGTTACGATCAGGATCACCTTCAACAATCACATCTTGAAGCACTACACGAGGTTCGTATGACAATATGGCATCACGAATACCCTTCTCTATTCGTATTACCGTCAGGTCGGTAAACGGTTCAAACAGCATCGCTGTGACATTGCCCTTGAACTCGGGCATGAAGGGTCTTTCGTATGTATTCGTGAGAACGATACTTTTGAGCGAGCGTTTGATCGCCGCTTCATCTTGCAGAACATTCACATCCCGTGTGAGGGGATTCTTGGCAAAGTTCAGATCGAGGTCTGTGAACTTGTTTTGTGGTGTTGTTGCCATATGTTCTCCTGTTCCATGTATGTATTAGCCAGAACACGCATCAACCACCAAACCCAATTCCACCATCGGACGGTGTTGGGGTCGGTGTTGGGGTTGGAGTGTACCATTCAGAATCCCTTGGAACCACTCCATCAGACCCACCGGATGCTCCCTCATCAAAGTATCCACCGTCCACTACTTCGCAGCAGATTTCGGGCGTTGGGGTCGTAACAATCAAGTCTCTCACGGTATAGCCAAGCACCATAGTTCTTTGATCCAACTCCAACAACCTCAACCGGATCATTGCAGCAGTTGCTTCGTCGATTGGTGGTGGTGTCGGTGTTGGTGTACTTGTCTCGATACCCTGCAAAATCAAGTCATCATCAACTGGTTCAAAGAACTTCTCTTTATCGGTAGTCTGCGAATCGTATGCTCTTTGTTTGCCAGATTCTGTTTTTGCTTCACTTGCCTGCGCTGCGGCGCGTTCCTCTTTGTCGCGCTCGACATCAATGGTACTAATCGCATCTCTGAGATTGTCGCTGCCCGTGAACTCTTCTAGCATGGCGCGCATGATGCAGTTTCCTCGACCGTCGCCTCGCACCATAGCGGCAACAAACTGACCAAGCGTGAACTTCTGCACATATGCCTTGGCAAGATTAAACTGTGAGAGATCAAGGGAAACGATGTAGTTCAGATACTCAAAGAACCCTGCCAGGTCAGATAGCGTCTGATCCAGTTTGTCAAAGAAATCATCTAGATCAAGTCCTCCTAGAAGGTCAGTTATGTCGTCTAGATCGAAGGGCAGCGATCCTGCAATCATGTCTAAAATGGATCGTAAGATTTGTCCCAACGAGTCGGGAGTGCATAGCAGATTCTTCATCTGATCGACAATGATTGGTCCTTGGATGGAGGAGTTGAAGAACCCTGTGAAGTTGTCTTGATCTTTGCCTTCCATCTGCTGCTTTGCAGAGTCATAGGCACTTGCTATGCCCATTGTTCGTTGGAAGTTTGTTGGATCGCCCACCCCACTTTGCTGATCGGTATGATTCTTGAAAGAGGTGATTTGGGATTGCTGAGATGTTAGTTTGTCGGTGAATGATGGGGTTGGTTCTAGTGCAAGTTCAGAACCAAACTGCAAGGTTCTGAGTTTATACAGCAAATCTGTTCCATTAGCATCAATGATTCTGTTGTAAAAGTGCGCTTGTTCCTCAGTAATAGTCTCACCACCGGGGCCTGGCTCTGATCCGCCGGTGTACCACCACGGAGGAATGGCGCTTGCCAAAGTCTTCAGGTCATCCGAGCATAACAACCATTGGAGAATCCCCAATGCAGATGCGTTCTCGAATATCTGTCCCTTCATTACCTTGTCGATAAGAGACTTGGTTGCATTGGAAAGCCTATCGGCATTCGGAAGGCATTTCCCGATGGCTCGATTGGTTAGTTCTTTGGTTCTTTCAATTCCGTCTGCCATGTGTTACCCCGCAAAGACATTTCCGCTGCCTGTTTGATTACGCGATCCACACGACACTCCATCCCCAATACGAGCGACTGCCATTCCGTTTGCAAAAACAGTTGGCGATCCTGTTTCTTGATTCGCTCCATGGCATGACTGGCAGCAATGAACCTCCCACGGATCACCTACACGATGCACTCCCAAACTATTCACAAACACATCACCTGACGCGCCTGCATTTGGTCGTGAACCAAAGCATCCGTGTCCTGTACATAGGTCACCGAGTCTGTGTACTGGCATTCCCATGTTAGTTCAGTTGGATGGTTGCACCGCGAATGATAGTGTCTGCTTTGCTTACGAAACGATGATACTGACCGGACTTCAGCGCGGTGTAAAGTCCAGTTGTCATGTCTCTGAATCCTCCGCAGGACTCTAGGATGTTCTTGGTTGCTTCCAAGATGTAAGTCTTGTTGGTCTTGATATGGGTATCCTCGCCAGAGTGGGAGAAGCGTTTCTTACCGATTCGTTCGGTCATGTTCCCCGTGACATCTAGGGTATAGTTTCCATTCACATATGCGTTGTAGTCTCCGTCGTGCAGGGTCATGTTTACGCTCCCCCGCATGACTTCCACATTCACATTAGCACCTTGTCCCACCTGTACATCGAAGTTCTTCCCATTCTCTTGATCGGTGTTCTGTAGAATGCGAAGTGCTTTGTCGATGGTGACATAGGTGTTACCGTCGATCTGCACATGGTTGTCTTTCAGAATCACCGTGTAGTTGTCTCGGACAATGCGCTCTACCTTGCTTCCGTCAGGAAACACCTCATAGTGGGTTCCGCTTCGGTGATACTCTGTGATGCGCTCTGCACCAGGCGTATCGTCGCATTCCCATGTGTGGCCTGATTCAGACTCTCTCACATGGTTGTAAGGATACTGCGCGCAGTATTCGGTTTTTCGTTCGTTCCAAGTGGGGCCATCGGGACTCTTGGTTCTCACAGAACCACCGACCGCAGGATCGGCAGCAGGAACGCTCTTGTTGCGGGACGGTTGTAGTGCAGTAGGAATTCTTTCTTTAGCAGTTCTACGCTTCAGACCGACGATGGTTTCGTCCGTGTTGCACCCTCGCGCAAGACGGTTTGTATCTTGTTCGTTTAGTCTGGATTGATGCGGACCCTCTCCAATGTGCTTAGGATAGGTCTTGCCCTCTGGCATATTTTCCAACCTTGCGCCGGTGCCATCAACAGGATACTGCTGAACCTTGAACTCGTCTTTGGGAATGAATTCGAGTTCTCCTTGATTGCGAGGATCATTGAAACCCTTCTGATTGTTTGCCTTCTCCTCGGGGATGCCACCGATGCTTCCAAAGATCACAGGCTCTTGGGCGTTTGCGCCATCTCTGAAGAACCCCATCACCCACGATCCCGGCACCAATCCTGTAGGAGACTGACCAATGCCGCTGATCGCAGCACTTGTGATAGGTTGAACAGGATATGCCCACGGAAGTTTATTGGTTGGGATATCCTTCTTATCGCTTGTGTGGAAACCGAGAATGCGAACTCTGCACCGACCAAGTTTCAGAGGGTCGAGGTTGTCTTCAACAACACCTTGCCACCAAATGAATGAGTGTCCAACAAAGTCACGGTGCAGAATGTCCATTACGATGTACTCCTAGACCGTCCGCGCTTGATGTAACTCATCTCTCCCGTGGAAGGATTGTGTATGATGATGTGTTTGCCTGGAACTTTGTACGAGTAGTCCCTGATGGCATTTCCTGTGGGGGTTTCCAAGTCCACAAATCGCTTCCATCTGTCGTATGGTGTCTTTGCTCCACGAATGCACTTGTAGAAGGTATCCTGGTCCACATCAAACACCTTGCACCCCGCAAAGGTTCCTTGCACAACGGTCGGCCCCTCTGGCTGAACGCCCTGAATGTTGTTGGCATCGAGACTGTTTATTGGGGTTTCTTCGCTCATGGTTGCTCCTATTTGATTATGTAGATTGGGATGCTCTAAGAGCGCCTACTATTTCGAAATAGTAGGCGCTCTTAGA